CTTGAGAAGTTGGATCTTGTCCACTCGCTTTTGCTGTTGCTAATCCTTGTTTATATCTACTCTGTAAATCAGCTACTTGTTGAGTTGCTTGGGCTACTGCCGCTACCTGTTCTGGTGTTGCTTGAATTGCTCCAGGAGTTGCTTGAGCATTAGGTGGTGCTATCTGTGCCTGTGGACTTTGAGGAGTTGGCTGAGATGTGTCTATTGGCTGAGTAGGAGTAGGAGCAATTGGTTGAGTTGGGGCGGCAGTTCTACCATAGGCACTTGATGTTGGATCAGTTGCTGGGTTGTATCCTGGTGCATCGTGGGGATTTGTTGTAGATGAACCACCACTACTTCCTGAAAAAGGACTGGCCCCTGTTATTTGTCCAGCCGTCAGTGGTCCTGATTTTTTGTAAGCTGAAACTAATTGTGATGCTGTTGGTAGTGTCATATTATTAAATTAAGTTATAGCGTTGCCCGCAGGGTCTTGATAAAAAGTTCCATTCCATGTGACTACACGATTTACGCTAACATCAAAATAACTTTCTCCTAATACTGAAGTAGTTGGTCGGAGTGCTGTGGTAAAACTACGAGTTACATACCCTCTCGGCACCACCTGATTTCTATCTACTGGATTGTCTGTTACCTTTCTGCCTGAAAATGCGGTAGAAGCTAAATATGCCTGAACATTCTTATCTGTTTCTTTCTGTTGGTCTATTTTTTTGAAAAATTCATCTTTTTCCATATTATTTGCCACCAGAACTATAATCAATTTCTACTCTTGAAATTGTGTGATTGACAGTTCCTTTGTTAGTAATACGAATTCCCATACTATAAAGCGGTTTGGTTGCTGGGTTATACCAAGCAAAATCATCACCAATAGTTAAGTTTGTCCCTGCTATAAAGGTCATTGAGCCACCAGATACGGGATTACCATCTGAACCTATAATGTCTATGAGAAATGCATTGTTAGCAACCCATGGCTCACCATAGATCCGTATTTCACTTACCTTAATTCTTTTACTAAATGATTGGCTCTGTGTTTGATATACATTTTCGTCTGCGATTGGCAGGGTTCCAAGTCCTGTAGGAAATGGACACCACTTGTAGAGTTTGTATTTCGTGGTTGGCGAAGCGGAAGTTTCAAGAGTTGAAAAATATATTTTAGATACTCCAAAAATAGCGTCAGTATATCCATTTGAACTTGCCCCTTGAGCAAAGTTTGACACTACCAACATAAACGGAGTGCGAATTACATCAGTTTCGTTTCCACTTGCATATTGAAACAAAGGAGCCCAGTAACCAGGTTCTATTTCATAATTTGATATTGTCCCGAACATTGACGTTGAAAATGTCATATCCCCAGCATACGGAAGTGGAGCAGCCCAAAAAGGCATATTTGATATTGAAATAACCGCGTTGGGTAAAGGTGATTCACCAAAAGCAGACAAAGGTGATGACGTAACCATTTTATCAATAGGATTAAATATTCCACCAGACAAAACATCATACCCGAAAGCGTATTGTTGATTACCAAAAGCAAGTAGAGAGGTTATGGTAATGCCACCATAAGTTACAAACGAAGTATATCCAATATCTGTCCCACTCCACTTAAAAACAAAACTATTAGATGGATTTAATATTGATGTATTGGGTGTAGTTGAAGTAATATCCCCAAGAGCAAATTCGGCTACTGCCATTTGTAAATATGTTCCGTCAGGAGACATCTTAATATCCCTTACTTGTGTATTGCTTGGAAATCCTGGTGAAAGCTTGGTATAAGAAGTTATTGTTAAAGTAGAGTCCATCTCGGCTATGTTTGAACCATTGCCCACATACATTTTGCCCAAATATTGTTGGATAGGTTTGGGAACATTTTGCTTCCACGATGCTAAAAGTCCAACAACGGTTTCGTTTGTTCCATCAAAATTTAATTGGGTAAGCCCTTTATCGTGTGATATATAAATCCTTTCAGTAGTTCCATAAAAATCAATAAAGGCACCTCTTGTAAAAGTTGGTGTGCCAGATGTTAAGGTAGTAAGTAAAACAGGGTTGTCATAATTATAGTTATATGTAGTTGGATCATTAACCTGAACTTTATAAACTCTACCTGTATGACCCACTAAATAAGCGTAGATAATGCCGGATTCTACTCTTGTTTTACCAGCCAATATTAAATCAGTAATAATCGCACCAGCGACATCAATTTGTGTTGAACTTTCATTCCAAGTTAATTCTCCAGGTTTAGTAAATGGATCATATCCCGAAACTTCAGTAACAAACGCCTTCCCAGAGTTAATATCCCCATCTCTATATGGAGTCATACTTCCGTGGAAGTTATCTATTACCAATGTTTTATTTGGGTTTTCCATATCATATTGCAATTATCCAATTAACCACTACATAAGGAGGCATGTTATTGTGAGCGGCATCACTACCAGCTGAACCAGAATTTTGAGAAGCATTCACTTTTTCTTGGGCACCACTTCCAACAACAAACCCAGAGGCTGTGTTCAGATATGATTCCGTGTGAGTGTGTGCCGCTAATTCTGCCACAGTCAAAACATGACTCTTTTCTCCTGAATAAATACTTGGAACATTTAGAACATCAAAATTGTCATCAGTTGAAGTATAACCATAAGGTGTCATACCTCTCATATCGGGAACATTGAAAGTTGTAGAGCCATCACCCTTACCAAAGTTTGAAACATAAATAGTATGAACACCCGATTCTGAACCCGAAGTATTCACTGCCACACCACTGCGGGCGGCAGAAACCTTAAATTCATCGGCAGTTAATCCTGCGGCAATAACATAATAATCAGTATTAACCGCCAGTCCAGTAAATAAAGCCCCAGTTGTCGTTATACTTATTTTATCTCCTATAACTAATCCATGTCCCACCTTGGTAAAAACAGCAGGCGTAGCCGAGGAAACTGTAAATGTAAAAGACGGAGCAATTATCGCAAAGAGATTAGCGTATGTTGTTCTGGAAACCGCCGCACCATTGCATAATAAGAATCCCGAGGGAACAGAACGACCAGAATAAGGCATAATTACTCCAGTTGTAAGACGAGCCGCCCATTTAATACCAACACCTTGTGAACTATCCAGAGTCAAAACATGGTCATCACTTCCCACTGCTAATTTAGTTAAAACTGAAGCACTTTGGGCTACTAAAATATCACCTTTAGTATAAGCAGTTTGACCAGTGCCACCTTTATTAGTACTTTGAACATGACCTCCTCCTCCTGAAGCGGGAGAACGAACATCGTAAGATAGTGTCCCTACCACTGAACTATTTCCAACCACACCAAGGAACGCCTCAACCTGACCTAAAGCCAAGCTGACCGTATTATGCAAACCAGAATGAGACGGACTATTTAATTTATCCGTTGTTGCGGGTCTTGTGAAAGTATTTAAGATGGATGGAAAATTTGCCATATTAGGTTATTGGTTTATTTATATTTGTATAATATGAAGTGTAAGTTGTTCCATAAACATAAAAACAAATATCATTGGTTGATAATGATAACCAAGAAACTGCATAATCTGAATAAGTTAGATTACCAGAATGTAAAGGTGAACTATTATCAGCTCCAACTTTAACATTATTTGTTGCATCTCCACCATCAAATTTAAAAATAATTACATAATAAGTATTTGAATTTAATGTTTTTACATTTGAACCAATAAAATTAAAAGTTACTAAAGTAAAAGATGTGGTTAAATTGGAAACATCAAAAGCTTCAGAGGTAGCAAGCAAAATATTTGGAATACTATCAACTCCATAATTTGTGGAATGAGTTTCTGACCATAATTCAGCATAAGCATTTCCTGTAGGACTTCCATTTTTAATTAGATAGAAAATACAACTGGTTAATTTTTGAGAACTAACATTAGTAAAAGATTGTCCAATATATTGAGCATCACTATAACGAATATATTGAGTATTCCGATTACTTTCGCTATAACTATCAACAAGAGAAGTAGATGCAATCATAATAGGTTTTGAAATATTTGAATAAGCATTTTCATCTATACTGTCGTAATAAACTGCAGAATCATCATAACTTAAAAGTGGTTCATCATAAGTTTGTCTACCAGAAGTACTAACCCCTGTATAGGTCGCATCTGTGGGTTTGTCTATATTTGTATAAGCTGTTGGCATATTATACCCTAGAACTCCCAACCTGTCAAAGGAATTGTGCTTACTTCAAATGGTTGCTGGGCACCCCGACCAAGTGTGCCTATAAGCTGTTTAACTCTCTCTTCATACTTCATATTGAATGCATCACCTTCTATAAACTTGTTAAGTGAATAGTAGTAATCTGAAGCTATCCTCCATCCTAGTATTCTGTAATCTAATGATGCGGGGTATGAAATAGTATCCGAAGTTGCTGTAAATTCGGTAGGTTTTTGGAAATACATTATGCGGATAGCTTGTGAGACATTGTCTGATGAAGTGAAAGCAGGGAATATTTCATACCAATCCCCATGATCATCAAACTTTGGAGAGTTCTTTGAAGCATTGGAGCGAAGCCAACTAAACGAATTTTGACCTGTAAGGTTAGATATATCTACTTGTTCGGCTCTTATATAATTCTGGGCAACAGTATCAGTATAATTTATTTCAATAGTTTTAAGAAACATCATATCCGAAGGGTATAAAAAGGTTGACCCATTGCCCGTGGTCGGAACAGACCCATCTCTGTATGCCTCTTGGATTGAGGAAGCGTCTATACCACCATTAACTAACCTTCTATGAAAATCCACCAATGCTTCATTGGCGAATATAATCCCATTGGTATCAGTTAAACCATTGGAGTCTGTTTGGGCTTGGGTTCTTGAATATGTAAGGACATCAGCTAATGTTGCCATTTTATTTGGGTTAATTTTGTTAAAGTTCTTGCTCTTAATGGGTCATTTTTAGCATGACAAAGCTGACAGAGAGATATTCCATTATCAATAGCAAATCTTAATTCTGGATATTCCGAAAAAGATTTAATATGGGTTGAACAATATTTAGCATTTTCCCAAGAGGGATTACTTCGGTTTAATCCTTTGGTAAATTCTTTATTACAATGTATACATTTTTTTGTGTTCATAATCTGTGTCAGTAATCCCAAACTAATGAGATTACTTGACAAATAGTGAATACTATTATGAGCTGAAGGCTGATTCCACCCTCACGATTCTTGGACATCCTGGAGTATCGTTAAACCTCGTGACTCCTAATGTCACTTTTCCACCTATACTTGAGTATAGGTTAAGTGGGTTATTAGAATCAGCTGAAGTCGTAAGGATAGCCGTTGGCTCTTGGAAGTAGCCCCAACCAAATGAGTCCTGACCAACCAATGTGGTAGGAATTACAGGAACAGTTGAGTTGTAGTAGTTCTGCCACGCTGTTTCCATGTAGCGAACTCCTCTAAAGCCACCAAGTTTACCAGCTTTCAATTCCGAAACAGATGTATATCTGCCTACATCAACATAACTACCAGTAGCGGTGTTAGACATAAGGTCTGTTGCCACTGCTGGGTGGATTATTGCTGTGTAGTAGCCACCAAAGTCTTTGAGACCTGCGGCATTTGACGATCGGAGGTAGGATACTGCTTTAAGCATATCTGCTTGGGTCAAGAGGTCGCCAGCACCCAATGAAGTTCGGGCTGTTCTTGCACCTGAGTAAATAATGCCGTTAGAACCAGCATTAACCACTGTCTGAATTGCGGTATCTACCATTCTAGCCAAAGAGTTTCTAACCTCTCTGGTTGCGTTTTCAATCACTTCAATTGCAGAGTTCCTGACCAAAAGGTCTGAAACCTGAACCAAAATACCATACTGAGCAGGGCCAGTTGCAAAGGAAGATGCCCCCCAGATAACTGCTGTTGGGTTAGTTCCTTCTGTAATGGCCGCAACTCCAGCGACAGACGATACAGGAAAGCCACCTTTGGCTGCGTCTATATCTCCACCGATGACTGAAACACCTGCTCCCCAAACAGAACCTGCGCCACTAATGGTCGGACCACCTACGGTAGTCATAGACACATTGATTTTGACAGGCAACTGATTAGGTTGTGGGAATACGATGCGGTCAGAACCCTTAGGTGCATCTCGTCTTGTTCCGAGCTGTGCATACTGAAGGTCTGGCTCCAAAACTCTGATTATATCTGTGATGTATGAAGTCAACAGTTCAGAGGTTAAGGTTGTAGCACCACCCCAATTACTATTTCTAAGTGTTGGATTTGCCATGTTACTAATGGCTCTCTTTCAAATTATCTACCTCATAAGGCATTGACTAGATCCCCTGAATTATCCGTTCTGTTAATGCAGCAAATTTTTCCGCTGTTGTCATGTCGTGAATGGATTTATCACCACTCATTTGTGTCGTAGCAGAACCACCTTCTACTTGGGGTCTATCGGGCTGTATTGTCTCAGAAGTAAATTTCCCTTCCTTTACAAGCACAGCCACCATAGCGTCCTCAGTAGAATATCCCGCATTTACCTTTTCCAAGATTTTATCTTGATACTCAGATGCGTTGGGATACTTTGAAACATTAGCAGAGAAATCTTTATAGAAATCTCGCTCTTTCTCGGCTTTGACTCGGGCTTCCGCCTCTGACTGAGCTTTTGAAAGTGCTTCGTCTTTTTCCTTAGAGGTCAATATAACTTTTTCAGAGAGCTTTTCAAATCTGTTTTTAACTTTTAATTTTTCTTCCGCCTGAACCTCCAGATTATCAAGGTCCAAGTTCAAGTCTTCATTTTCCATAGATTCAGCTTATACATCTCTTAGTCAGCGACCTCTAAGTAGAGAATAGTCTAATAATTACACTGCTTACTTCTGACTGGGAAGGGCAGGATTTATGGCGTCATCCGTTAGGATGAAATCTTGAACGCTTCCTCGTGTTTCTTGGAGCACTCAAAAGAATTACACCAAACGATTAGTTCACCTGGTCTGTAAGGATGTTCCGCTACATTCAAGGTGCTATTTCGCACAACCTCGTCTTGATCTTTATTTTGCGGGCAATATACGCATTTCAAGTCCATTCCTCTGTAATGAGGGCAGAGCTTGTATTGCACATCACCCGGCTGATTAGGATCAAGCGTGCCACAATATTCACATTGACCCCCTCTAACCTGAGGAAATCTACGGGACATTGGGGCTGAAGATGCTCCTCTTGGTGTCAGTCTCATATTCCTAGGCCCTAAGGCAGGATTCACGTTAGCAAATTGGGGCGAAGTCCCCGGAGCTTCATTTATCATGTTAGTTTCTTTTTAATTTCTTCTAATTGTTTCTTAAGGTTCT